CCTGTTACTCCTGACTGAGAACAACATTCGCGTATTCCGCGCACCAAATACCCATGTAGCAGACATAAAGACCACTATCGCGTCTGCTGATGTGCCGAATGTCCGCGCTACGCAGGTTGAGAACGTGGCGCTTTTGTTCCAAGAGAACACAATTCCACAGCGTTTGATTAACTTGGGTACGGATATCGACTGGTTTATCGACAATGTGCCGTTTACCAACGTGCCTCAGTACGATTACAACGATTCCTCTAGCCCCACACCCGTTAATGATGTGCAGGTTATGACTCTTACCGCCTTTGTTGCTGGTGATAAGTTCCAGATAGACATAGAGGGAGTGGTATCCAAGAACATTACGTTTGCTGGTGACGCTACTGCGGATGAGCAAGCGGCTACTGTTGCAAATATTCAACGTAATATCCAAGAAATGCCGGTGATGGGCGAGACAGGTGTGACTGTTGCCCGTACTGGTGCCGCTCAATACACGATTACAGTGGGTGGAGAGTCGGCAAAAGATTTTGAATTGTACGCGGCCTTTGCTACTACGGGCACTGCGAGTAAGACTATCGCCTTTACGAAGTCTGCAAACGGTTCTCCACGCAAAGAGGACGTGTGGTCAGCTACCCGAGGATACCCCAAGACAGCATGTTTCTATGAAGGACGGTTGGTTCTTGGCGGTACTCGGTCTAAGCCACAGTCTTTGTTCTTCTCCAAGTCTGGATCGTTCTTTGATTTTGATATTGGTGACGGTGATGACGATGAAGCCATCTTTGTAACCATCTCGTCCCGCAAACTGAACGACATTGTTGACGTGTTCCCCGGTCGCAATCTGCAGGTATTCACTTCTGGGGCTGAGTTTGCAGTTATTAGCAAGCCCGTTACACCATCAAGTGCCCAAGTTGCACCACAAACGTCACACGGTGCGCTAAACGTAGAGACTCAAGACGTGGACGGCTCCACTATTTTTGTGGATCGTAACGGTAAGTCGATTAGAGACTTTGTGTTCTCGTTCAATGAAGACGCATACATCACACAGGATCTATCTGTGCTCGCCTCTCACTTGATTACTCAGCCTATAGATATGGCTTTGCTGAGTGGTACACAGAGCGATGACGCTAACTGGGTGTTCTTCGTGAACAACGACGGTAACGGTGTGATCCTGAATACTCTCCGCGCTCAAGACATTACTGGGTTTACGCGATGGGAGAACACTGGCGACATCAAAGGCGTATGTGTTGTAGACGAAGACTTGTATCTAATCGCCGAGCGAACAATCAACAGCGCGACTGTTAAGTTCTTGGAGCGTTGGAACTTCGATCACAAGATGGATGCCTCCATCAAGATAGCCCCTACAGCCTCCCAGACTGTCCTCACAGGCTTGGATTATTTGGAGGGGGAAACGGTACAGATAGTTGCGGACGGCGTTGTACTGCAAGAGAGGGACGTCTCAGGTGGGTCTATAACCCTAGAGTCTAGCGAGACAGGATATACCAGCGTTGAGGTTGGTCTAAACTTCTCTATTGAGTTGAAGCCCATGCCGTTGAATACGAATGTCGGCAGTGGTCAAAACCAAATGCGCCTCAAGCGCGTGGTAAGAATTAACTCCCGTGTGTATCAGTCTTCTGGTGTGTACGTTAATGGTAACGCGGTGCCGATCAGAGCGTTTGGCGCTGCACCAGATACCCCATTGGATAACCCGCCAGACGTACTGACGGGGATTATTGACGACATATACGGTACAGATGGATGGACGAGAGAGGAGGTTCCGGTGTTCACGGTTCCTGACCCGACTCCATTCCATATACAAATGATTGAATTTGAAGTGGAGAGCAGCTAATGGACCCATTCACAGCGGCAGTATTAGCGGTAGTAGCTGTATCAGGTGGCGTTTCTGCAAGAGGCCAGTATGTTTCCGGCAAGGTTCAAGAGCAGGAGCTAGAGCGTCAAGCCGAGCAAGAGCGCATTGCCGCAGAGGGCCGTGAGCTACAGCGTCGTGAGGAATTAAACCGGGCACTGGCTGCAAGACAGATGGCTTTGGCTACTTCTGGTCTCGCGGGTGAAGGCACTCCTGCAAGTATCGCTCTCTCCGCTGCTGAAAAAATTGGCATGGGTGAGGGGCTAGAAACCTTGAGCAGTCAACTAAAGCAAGCGCAAATGCGTCGAGCCGGTAAAGAAGCGGCTAGAACAGGCAAGATACAGGCAGCGTCCACGTTGCTGTCCACGGCTACATCAGCGGCTATGTTGGGTGGTGGCGGTGGTGGTGATGCTGCTGGAGGCACTTAATGGCTAAAGAGATAACTTATTACGGTCAGCTACGCCCCACTGGAGTAGATAACTCTACTGCCAGAAGGTTTGAGGCATTGGCTGGATTAGCCGGTACGGTACAAGATGCCGCTTTTAGGTACGGTGCTGAAAAGGCCCAACGTGAAGGCGAGCGAGAAGGCTTGACTGCGGGTCAGGCTGCGGCAGTAGAAGGTCAACCGCTAGAAAAGAGAGAGGGCTTACTGTCTGCTTTTTCTATCAAGGACAATGCTTACAACGATGCGTTAGAGTCTGCCTATCTCTCTCAGGTTTCTGTTGATGCCAAGAATGAAATAGCCAATGTTGTCGCTCAAGCACCCAACGATACACAGGCGTTTGATAAGTTGGCGACTCAAGCTAGAGCAGGGATACTGACCGGCGTAGATCAAAGATATGCCGATGTAATCGGTGGGACGCTAGACAACGCTATCAATACAGCAAGAACAAACGTCTTTGCTAAAGAGGTAGACAAGAACAGAAGCCTCGCAAAAGCGGCACGGGTTGATGCTGTTGAATTAAATATTAGAGAAGCGTCCAGCCTAGCTAGGTCTGGTGATCCCGTTCAGGCGGCAAACTCAGCACTTGAAGCGATTACTAATATTGACTCGCTAGTCAGCACTGGAGACTTAGACTTTGCCATTGGTGAGAAGCAGAAGCGAGCGATCACTATTGAGGTGGAGGGTCAGTCATTCCTGCACGATCTAGAGCAAAAGGCAGATTCCGAAGGGTTTGAGGCTGCATATGAGGCTCTAGCAGAGCTAGAAAGACCTAGTGAATTTACCCCTGATGAGTGGGAGAGGTTCACATCTAACGCATCCTCCACCCTCTCAATGGCCGAAAAAGTTGAGAAGGCATCACAAGCCACAGAGTTGGCGGATGCTGAGAGAGAGATAGGGCGTCAGGTTTCTGATCTACAGATTGCCGCTAAGAACGACTTGCTTCCCAAAGAACAAATTGTTGAGCAGGCAAACGACCTGTTTAATCAGAACAAGATTACCTATCAGCAAAGAACATCAATTATTGATGCAGCTATATCTAGGACTCAGACCGAGATAAATGAGGCTGAATCGGTGGCAAGGGTCAGTGCAAATTTAGCAGGTGATACTTCTGCCCTGCCTACGCAGAAAGATGTTGATGTGTATTACGAGCAGAGCCAAGCCGCTTTTGATACATCTCCAGCTAAAACTGCAATGCAAGCGCAGTTTATTGGAACTACCCGTTTAGTCCCTACGACAGTAAAGCGGGAGGTTGAGTCGGCGTTAATGTCTCAAGATATAGAGCGGATGACTGCGGCTGTTGATCTTATTGACAGGGTTGATGAGATACCCGGAATGTTCGGGCAGTTAGTTACATCTAATCAGCGAGCGTTAGCATCTACCGCTACGTCTCTATCTGAAGTTTTGCCGGGGGATCAAGCTGTTATCCAAGCGATGAAGCTGACTGATCCAAGGAACACAGATCGGGTTGAAGCGGCTAAAGAAGCGATCAAGGATGAAAAGTTCTCAGAAAAATACGCTTCGTGGACTGAAAGCGCTTTAGGTGATATGCCAGCTGTAAATGGTGCGAGGGCTGTCCGGCAGTACAAAGAGTTGTTCGAGACGTATTTTGTCAACGGCATGTCAGAATCAGATGCTAGGACTCAAACGGAACGAGCAATGGTTGCCAACTGGGGCGAGTCTGAAGACTTCGGGTTTATGCAGTATCGCCCTGAAGACTTCTATGCTGTTAATGGTGAAACTTCATACATCAAAGACCAGTTAGTGAAAGACGTTAGGTCGCAGTTTGCATTCCCTGAGCCTATCGCTAGAGACGATATGTTTCTGATGTCTGATGACCGAACAGCTAGAACGGCGGCTACAGGCAAGCCCGAATACGTTGTTATGGTTAGGACGGCTGCTGGTGAGTTGGTCACACTACAAGATAGAGAGACAGGAGTTGTTTATTGGACTCCTGACCAAGACACAGAAATCTCTAGGCAGAGAGCAGAGGCTAAGACTGCTTATGAGAAGGCTAGAGAAGCCAGCAGACCCCTCTCCCCTGAGGAGTTAGCGTTAATATCAAGGTTCGGCCCAACGCCTGATTTTGCATTACCTGAAACTTTGGAGTCTGGTTCTAACTAATGCCATTTAAGTCTGCACCAGAGGCGCAAGTGCCTATTGAGAAGTACATCCCATCTGATCCGCAGAGGGATGATCCATCGGCGGTTGATATTGCTGAGGCGCTCTGGCGCACTGAAAACACTCTAGGGTCTTTTCTAAACCAAGAGGAGGGGCTGCCAGATCAAGTTGATGATCGGTCATTCAATCCTTACGACTTCTTTACTGAAGAAGAAAAGTCGGACAAGCAGTTTGTCATTAATGCTGCTTTGGCTGATTCAGAAGACGAGATTAACGCTGTCCGCAGACAACAATCGAGGGAGCGTAAAGACAGAGAGACTATTGCTAACGGCGGGGCTATCTCCGTTGCTTTAGGTCTTGGTGTGGGATTTACCGATCCAGTCAACTTCATCCCTATCGGCGGCGCTGTTGCTAGGACATACAAAACTGGCGGGTCTGTTCTCAAATATGCGGCTGTCACAGGTAGCGTTACCGCTGCGTCTACGGCGGTACAAGAGGCGGCACTGCACTCTACCCAATTAGAAAGAACCTTTGGCGAATCGGCTGTAAACGTGGGAGCGGGTGCGTTTCTAGGCGGCGTTCTTGGTTTTGGCGTCGGCAAACTGGCTCAATACATAGATGACCGCCAGATCAAAGAGATAGCTAACTCTATGGAGCCTGAGCCTCGCATTCTCGCTGGCGAAGATTCAGTAATCCTGAGCACTCCGCCTGTTGATCCTTCTTTGATCCGTCAGTCGTTTATTGATGAGCTTCGGTTAGAGTTAACCCCTATTGCTGGTAACAAGCTGACAAGGGGAGACCGCAAAGAGTTACTAGCAGAGCGTCGTGCACTCAAGGAACAAATAAATAGAGTTGAGGTTGTTGTTGAAGCGGCCCCAAAGATACCGGGCGTACCAGCAAGAAAAGCAAAACAGCAAGCTATCCAACAAGCTGAAGCCTTAGCTGGTCAAGAACGGCAGGCGATTCAAGACCGGCTAGATATAGTCAATGCCCGATTGAAAGATGATGATGTGGCGAAGGCCGCAGAGGGCAACCTTACAAGACTAGAGCAAGGGATTATTCCTAAAGAATATCAGTCTCGACTAGATGAGATCATTTTAGATAATGAGCGAGCCACAGCGGCAACCACAGTGATAAGCCGAGAGGGTGAGCCTGACCAAGTAATTACCCAGACGCTTGAGGAGCTTCGTAATCCAGCGTATGTGGAAACTCCTAGCCTACAAAAGCAAGCGGCAGACGAGGGTATATCAGCCAGTGATCTGAGCGTTGGCGCGGCCCAAGTAGCTAATGGTGAAGAAGTTAAGGGAAAGGTAGGCAAGTTTCTCGTAAAGGCGCTTTCATTTGACCCGCTATCAAGAACTATAACTAGCGCGAATCCTATCACTAGGACTCTGGCTAATCAGCTAGCTGAAAACCCTATAGCTATGGATAGAGGTGGGGTTACAGCGGTAGAGTCTCGCATCAAGATAAAAGATGGCCGTTACAATACCGCCCTTGCTAATCACTTAGACCAGTTCAGAGCGTATAGAAAAGCTGGCGGAAAGCTGAACAGAGTAAAGTTCAACGAAGCCGTAGCAAGGGCTTTGCGTAACGACGCGTCTGACATACCTGAAGCGCTAGAGTCTGCAAGGTCTTGGAGATCAAATCTATACGATCCTCTAAAGAACGAGGCCATTGAAGTTGGACTGTTGCCCGAGGACGTTGATGTAAGCACGGCTGTTGCATATTTGAACAGAAGGTGGAATAAAGAGAAGATCGTAGCTAATTATGATGAGTTTTTGTCTGTTGTTAGCAAGTGGCTAAAAGACCGAGACATTGAGTTAAGAACCAAGAGGATTGAAGAAGGTGTACGACCCGAACGCAGAGGAGACGGAAGACGACGCGATCAGGCACGAATCGTTGCGGCGTCAGCGGATGAGATCGCAGGCAGAGAGGCGCTCGAAGGCGCGCCTGTCAGAGAAGGGGCAACAGGCCCAGATGTCGGACTCAACACCACAGCAGAGCAATATGCAGCCAACAATGGTATCCGCCTCTCCAGACAATCTGAATATGTAAAAGTAGACGAGGACAGGGCAAGAAGAATTGCCCAAGCCTTTGAGGAGATGGAGGACGCCCCAACCGATCCCGTAGTCCAAGAGGCTTATAGAGACTTAGTAGAGCAGACAAGGGCGCAGTACGACGCTCTTATAAAGGCTGGCTACAAGTTTACGTTCTTCGACTCCAATACAGACCCTTACGGTGGTAATCCGTATAACGCTATGCGTGACCTGCGCAATAACAAGCAAATGGCGGTCTACGGAACCTATGATGGTTATGGCACCCTTGAGGATTTTGCTGCCGACCTGAAAGATCCTAACAGGATAATGCTGCAAGATAGTGGTTTGCGTTGGGTTGACCAAGCTGGGAAAGAGCAGATTGTTACAAACAACGACTTGTTCCGCGCAGTGCATGATGCTTTTGGTCACGGTCTTGAGGGTGCGGGGTTTCGTGCTAGAGGCGAGGAGAATGCTTGGCAGGCCCACGCTAAATTATTCAAAGGCCCAGCACTAAGAGCTTTGACAACTGAGACAAGGGGCCAGAATAGTTGGCTTAACTACGGCCCGTTTGGAGCAAAGAATAGAACGGCAAAGCTAGAAGATACCGTTTTTGCAGATCAAAAGATGGGCTTGATGCCTGAGTTTACGCAACGCGAAGGGCGTGAGGGCATCCTTGATGAGATAGAGATTCTTGATGACATGGAGTACGAGGACATTGCTCGTCAGATTGCTCAAAGAATTAAAGGCTCTCCAGATGGCAGGCTTCCTTATGACTGGAAGATTGGCGAAGGTTCTAGCAACAACAAGCTAAACGGCACCCCGATGCGCGGCCCTCTCCGCTCTAGGACTTTTCAGATACCCGATAATATGGTTGAAGACTTCCTAGAGAATAACATCGAAGACTTAGGGCGAATCTATCTGCGTCAGATAGCCCCAGATATTGAGCTTAAAAGACAGTTTGATGATGTCGAGCTTACAGAGCAAATATCTCAGATTGAGCAGTGGTATAGCGATGCCATGAAGAAGGCTAAGACTCAGAGCCAAAAAGCAATTTTAGAAAAGGCTAAGAATAGCGATATTGAAGATATAGCAGGAATGCGAGACCGGATACGCGGCGTGTATGCAATGGAAGATCCTAACAACATATTTCATAGAGCGGGGAGGTTATCTAGGAACCTAAACTACTTGAGGCTTATGGGCGGTGTTGTTGCCTCATCGGTTCCTGATGTTGCCCGTATCTTCATGGCTGAAGGGATAGGCAAGACTTTTACTAAAGGCTTGGCCCCTCTCGCTAAGAATCTTAAAACCTTCCAAGTGTCTGCCGCTGAAGGTAAGCGATATGGCATAGGCGTTGATGCGTTGATGGGTGGTCGGTCACAGATTATCTCTGATATTTCTGACTACACTAAGGGTGGCACAGCATTTGAGCGCGGGGTTCAATCGCTGACGGACAACTTTGGTCGAATCAACCTGATGGACTACTGGACTACTGCCGTCAAGCAACTCCATGTAGTGACTATGCAAAACTCTGTCATTGATGATTTGCTGAAGGGCAAGATCGACAAAAGGCTGTCCCGACTAGGTATTGATGACGGCAACGCTAGTGCTATCGGTGAGCAGTTAAAGAAGTACGCAGAGAAGGTAGATGGCGTATGGCTTTCCAATGCTAGGAATTGGGATAACTCAGAGCTAGAACAGATTTGGGGTGCTGCCCTCAGGAAAGAATCTGATCGAGTAATTGTGGTTCCGGGGCAAGAGAAGCCTTTGTTTATGTCTACACCAATGGGCAAGACGATCCTCCAGTTCCGCTCGTTTATGTTTGCATCAACGCAACGCATGACGATAGCCGCGCTACAAGGACAAGATCACAATGCGTTAGGCGGTGTCTTGATGCTCACCACGCTAGGGATGATGTCCTACGCATTCAAGCAAAAGGATGCGGGGAGGGAGATAACAGACGATCCAATCGGATTAGTTATTGAAGGAATAGATAGATCGGGCGCATTAGGCGGTATAATGGAGATCAACAATACAATGGAGAAGGTTTCTTCCAATAACTTTGGATTAAGGCCGCTCCTTGGTGCTGATTTACCCGCAGCCAGATTTGCTTCAAGAAGCATAGCGGATGGCCTCATGGGGCCAACATTTGGATCAGGAATCGACCTTGTTGCTAGAGTGGCAAACGCAGGGTTGGGTGAGGATGATTGGACGGAATCAGACACAAGAGCGTTACGGCGGCTCTTGCCCGGACAAAACTTAACATTTATTCGCAACGGACTCGATAAAGTCGAAGAAGAGATAGGTGACCTATGACGGTAACGAATACGACTGCTCGTAACCAATACACTGCTACAGCAGGGCAGACTGTTTTTGCGTACACGTTCGAGGTGTATAACAAGAATGACCTTGTTGTCCTACAGAACGATACGACTCTAGCAGAGGGTACTAACTACACTGTATCGGGTGTGGGGAGTGACTCAGGCGGTAACATCACGCTGACTTCTGGTGCTACTGCCGGTGATATCATTACTGTCTATCGTGACATGGCGCTAGAGCGTCTAACCGACTACCAGAACAGTGGTGACTTTCTTGCATCTGAGGTTAACGAGGACTTTGATAGACTGTGGCTGGCTACGCAACAAAACGCTATTCCTGAGGGGCGCGCTATCAGAAAGCCTGTCAGCGACTTAGACTCTATCAACATGGAGTTACCCGTTGCGGCTGACAGAGGCAACAAACTTTTGTCTTTTGATGGCAGCGGCAATGTGCAGACACTATTGAGCACAACGAACGCTGCTACTGATGCTACGAATGTGACCTATACCGCCACAGGCACCGGCGCGGTGGGGCGAACGGTTCAGTCAAGACTGACCGAGACTGTCAGCGTGAAGGATTTTGGGGCCAAAGGTGATGGCACTACAGATGATACCGCAGCTATTCAATCGGCTTTGAATAGTGGATCTGTCGATGTCTACCTTCCAAAAGGAACGTACATAGTCACAGCATTAACGATCTCTGCAACATTAAGGTTTCATGGTGAAGGAACACTAAAAAGAAGCGCGTCTGCGTCTAGCTATATGCTGTCAATCTCTGTCAGTAATGTAACAGTAGATGGTATTTCGTTTGATGGAGCGGGAGCGGGATCTACTATTGGAACAACAAATCAGTCAGAGGGTGCAATCATTGCTTATGGCACAGACAGCACAGCACCCGTTGTAAACATCAATGTAAGAAACTGTAAGATTGATGGGCTTGCTGGCTTTGGTATTAGAGTTAACTACGCTAGTAATGTTCGGATAGAAAATAATCTAATTGATAACTGTGGTTATGCAGCAATTTTAGGTTTATCCCTTATCGACTCTGTGATTACCAAGAACAGAATCGACAACATAAACTCGTCATCTGGGGCGGTGAACTGGTATGGAATATCTATAACCAGAGACGCTACGGTTGCCACATCTGTATCTGCTCGGTCTACCAATTGCATTATTACTGAGAACATAATCTCTAATGTTGTGCAGTGGACAGGGATTGACACCCACGCTCCTTTGAAATGCACCATTGCTAATAACGCAGTTTATTTTTGCTTAAATGGTATTTATGCCCAATACGACGATGCGTCAGAAGCAAACAAGCAACCAGCAACGGATACCATCATAACCGGCAATGTTGTCGAGGGACGTGCGACGGCATCTGAAAACGCTATAGGCATAGCCTCTATTGGATTGGCTGCATTGCCAAATCAGCGCATCACCATATCTAATAACATACTAAATGGATGTGGGAGTTACGCGGCAGCGCAAGGCGCTCTCTATATAACAAATACAAATCATGCTGATGTTAAAGATAATGTAGCTGAGAAGTGCATTCGCGTAGGGATAGGCATTTCCGGCACAAGCCAATACTGCACTATCAGAGGTAACAAGATAAACGGCGTGAAGGCTGGGGCAGCCTCAGCCTTTTATGTGTACGAGGATCACTCGAATTTGACGGCTATTACTTTTGCTGACAATGTGTTTCTCAACACAACAGGCGACAGCAACTACACCCCTAGCATTGGCATTTTTTATGTGACAGGCGGCGATGAGGTCGTTCATAGCAAGAATCGCATTTATACACTAAGCGGTGTAAACCACATCCAAAAAGCAGGGCCAACAAACAACCTGTACACAGACTTAGCTTGGATCTTGGAAGATGAAACAATACAGTTTACCTATACCACAAGTGGGGGAGCGGCAACTGAAACTTTAGGTAGCAAGCTGTCATCATTTAGGCGTGTACCCACCACTTCGGGTACATTTATTTACAGGGTTACGGCTTCGTTTGACAACTTAACATCTGATCCTGAGATAGCCATACGGGGGAATAATGGAAACATTTATACACCCTTAATCTATACCGTTGACGGATCAAGCATTGGAGCTTCTAAGTCTATAGCTAATGTAGTGTATAGGCTTGAAGGCGTGTACTGGGTAGATTAGGGATATAACAATGGCATTACAGTTAACAACAATATCTCCTAGCGGAGAGGTGGTTACAGACGCAGTTCATAGGGTTTCAGATGTCTGTGTTGCGTTTAATAAGAACGTAAGGTTTCTTTTGAATTCTTATGCAACAGCAGAGGAGGTGAATCCATTTGAGGTACACACCTTGAACGCTCCGTATGATGCGACTAACGAGGATCTTGAACAGCAAGCCTACGCTTACGTTAAGAGCCTATCTAATTTTGCAGAAGCAACAGAGATCTAATTATGACAATCAAACAAATAGGCGGCATCTTTGGTCGCAACCCAACATTTAACGACGTTACCGTTGAAGGCGGTATTTATATTGGAGGGGGCACGTCTAGCAATTTGCTCGATGATTATGAGGAAGGCGTTTGGACTCCTAACTTTAGCGTCAATGGATTTAGTGGCGGCGCGAGCGTTTCCTCCACCTCTGGCACATACACGAAGGTCGGACGGATGGTCACGATTACATGGAGTGCGAGTCTTTCTGGCGCTGCTTATATGTCGTCTTACAGCCAAGTTAACAACCTGCCCTTTGCTGCAACCGTATCAAGCACTGGTGGTGTGTATGGCACTGGCTCTATCGGTGGCAATGTGATCGGAAGTTTTGGTCACTTCTCAGCGAGTAATTTGTTTTTATTTCAAAGTATATCAACGTCCACAAGTTCCTCATGGAATGGGACGCACACTTATATAGCATCTTAGTACGGAGGCCGCATGGCAATCACAGAAGAAACACTAAGCGACAAGATTGAGATAGTGAATTTGGATGCTGGATTCCCAGTGGTACAAGTTCGTACTATAAAAATCACAAGTCGTGATGGGCAAGAAGTATCACGAACATTCCATCGTCACACACTCGCTCCAACAGCGGACTTATCTTTAGAGAATGACGATGTATCTAACATTGCTGCCACTGTATTCACCGACGAGGCGAAGGCTGCATACAACTCTGCTATTGAGGAGATCGCATAATGTCTGGAGTAGTTACTAAAAGCATCACTGCTGAAAACACGTTCAGCGATACAATGAAGACTCAAGGTTACTTTAACCTGTCTATCTCTGGCATAGCTGGTGGTACGACAGTGACGGTACAAAAGCAGTCTGGCGTTGACGGAACCAACTGGACAACCGTTGACACGTTCTCATCTGACATAGAGACCTTTGGTTTTGAAGCGGAACGGCAAAACTATAGAGTGGGAGTGGAGACGGGTAACTTCGGCTCTGGCACTTGCAAGGTACGTCTTGGCTGCAAGTGGATCGACTACCTCTCGTCATGAGCGAAAGCCTACTCACTAGGATAGGGGTCTCTGGATACAACAAGCCCAAGAGAACACCCAGGCATCCCACTAAGTCACACGTTGTTGTGGCTAAAGAGGGTGAGCAGGTGAAGACCATACGCTTTGGTCAGCAGGGTGTGAGCGGCTCCGCTCCCAGTGAGGGTGAGTCAGAGGCAGCAAAGGCGCGGCGTAAGTCGTTCAAGGCGCGTCATGCTAGGAACATCCGCAAGGGTAAGATGTCTGCGGCATTCTGGGCCGATAAGGTGAAGTGGTGAGCAGAGTAAACGAAGCTGGAAACTACACGAAGCCAACGATGCGGAAGAATTTGTTTGACCGCATCAAGGCTGGTGGTAAAGGCGGTAGTCCGGGGCAGTGGTCGGCGCGTAAGGCTCAAATGTTAGCCCGTGAATACAAAGCCAAGGGTGGTGGGTATCGTGATTAGAAAGTCGCAGAAGTCCCTATTGGATTGGGGCAAACAGAAGTGGCGCACTAAGTCTGGCAAGCCATCGACTCAAGGGTCTGAGGCTACCGGCGAGCGGTATCTACCCGAAGCTGCGATCAAGAAGCTGACGGCTGCTGAGTACGCTAGGACTACCAAGGCCAAGCGAAAGGCTATGAAGAAGGGTGAGCAGTACGCCTCACAACCGAAAGATGTAGCGAGAAAAACTAGGAGATTTACCTAATGGCTTACGGTTCAATGAGAAAGCCCAAGAAGGGTTTGTACGACAACATGATGAAGAAGCGCAAGGTCAAGAAGGTCAAGGCGTATACATCGTAATGGATATGAATACAGCCTTCGACGTAGTTCTTGGTGGGCTGATGTTACTAGCGGGTTTCTTTATGAAGATATTTTGGGACATGCTGCAGGGCACTCGCAAAGAGCTATACGACATGGAGCGTAGATCGACTGAGACGTATGTGCGCCGAGATGATTACCGCATCGACATGGACGAGTTGCGAGATATGTTCACCCGCATTATGGATAAGCTGGATCAAAAGGTGGATAAGTGAGCATCCTATCCAGTGTCATTGGGCCGGTTGCCGATCTAGGTAGGACGTGGCTAGAGGGTAAGGTTGCCAAGACCAAGGCCAAAGCTGAGGCTGAAGCTACGGTTATGATTAACCAATCCAAGAGCGCGGCTGATTGGGAAACTGCTATGGCTCGCGCCAGTAATCAAAGCTGGAAAGACGAGTGGCTGACTATCTTGTTTAGCATTCCCCTCGTACTGGCGTTTGTTCCTTCGTCGGTTCCGTATGTACGCCAAGGCTTTGAGGTTCTATCGACCATGCCTGAATGGTATCAATATGGCTTGTCGGTAATCATCGCTGCATCCTTCGGAGTGAGGGGTGTTATCGGGATAATGAACAAGGTGAAGAAGTAATGCCGTTACTCAAGGGTAAAAGCAAGAAGGTTGTTCGTCGGAATATTCGCACATTATTGAGCGAGGGCAAGCCACAGAAGCAAGCGGTTGCTATCGCGTACTCTAAGGCGAAGAAGTAATGGAATACTTATACTTCAAGCGTGAGGACTTCGACTGCCAAGAGACTGGCGAGAACGAGATGAATCCCGAGTTCATCCGCATGGTCGATGAGCTACGCTCCGCTGTTGGTAGACCGCTGTACGTTACTTCAGGATACCGCTCTCCCCGTCATAGCATAGAGGCGAAGAAGTCAAAGCCCGGCACTCATGCACAGGGTATTGCTTGTGACATCGCAGTGGCTAATGGCGTGGAACGCAGGCAGCTAGTGAAGCAGGCGTTTTATCTGGGGTTCAGGGGCATCGGTGTAGCGAAGACATTTGTACATGTAGATACCCGAGAGACAGAACCCGTGCTATGGGTGTACTAGGGAATGATCCTTGAGCTAGGGGCTATCATTAGCGGCCTGAACATGGCTGCGTCTGCGCTCAACAAAACGGCTCAAGCTACCCAAGACCTAAGCCAGATCAGTGGTTACCTATCCGCGTTAGCGGAGGGCCAACACGATTTACAAAGACTTCAGAATACCAAGACCCTGAGCGCAGCCGATGCTGTAAAAGCGCAGCTTGCGAAGAAAGAAGCAGATGATGCGTTAGCACAAGTGAGAGAGGCATTCGTTTACTCAGGTAACGGCCAGCTATGGGATGATGCCATGAAGGCTATGGCGGAGGCTCGTAAGGCTAGGGCTGAAGAGGTTCGCCGGTTAGAGCTTGCTAGGAAGCGGAGGAAGAAAGAGCTAACTCAACTAGCTATTGTCATAGCCGTGTCTGTCGGTCTCATTCCCCTCGCTATCATGCTTGCCATCTGGTTGATCTTACAGATATGAGAGAAATACTTGGAAGCCTAGTTTACGTTTTCGTAATGGTTGCCGGTATCTTCGCGGCAGTCTGGCTGGCTTCGATATTAGTCTAGGCCGGAAGGCTTGGGCCATGAAGTCCTGTTGAACAACCGGCGTATGCGATCCTTCGTAGTTCCCATTACGTTGGCTATTTCCCTCGTGCTTTTACCCTGAAGTTGCAGTTCGTGTATCCGATGCTTCTGCTCTGCGTTGAACAGGTTGGTATCTACCTTCGCTAGACGGTACGCGATATAACTATTACGCCATCGCTCGCTGGTTTGTATGGCAACCATCAACATATCTGGCCTCGTCGCTTCGCATTCGTGTGTCTCGCTAGACAGTTCTTGCATCGTTGCGTTGCTCCCTTCGTTAGTTCTGCCATCGGGAATATCCCCTTGCAGTTCATGCAAACCTGCATGTCGCGTGGTACGCCATACGGTAGCTGGGTTATCTCGTTACCTTCCGCAAGCCATTGCTTCAGCGCGTCATTCATCCTCTGTTTTCCTTTTGTACTATGGCAAACCCTACGTTGCCAAGTTTAGATTTTACTGGGAACTGTGGGCCAAGCAGGTCATCTACCCTATCAACTTCCTGTTTGATCCAAGACGGTAGCGGATCTGGGCACTTAACCTTAACCCCGTTGTACTCGACCCCGTGTTTGTATTCCAGATACCTAGTGGCTATGCCTTCATTCTCACTGGTGCCGTTGGTTCTGCCCTCGTTCCCCTCGCTCTTTGATGTGCTTAGTGCAGTGATCTGGTTTCTAATATCCTTGGGGGTGGGGAAGTGGTCGAGCTTCTCTACTAACAAGCCCATAGCCTCCTGCATGAGAGCGGGGCTGTCGCGGCAGAACGCTTTGTAATGAACGTCACCCAGTCCATCGGGCCAGTCGCGTTTCTTGAACGGATGTAGCTGGAAGAACGGTCGGTACAGTGCAGTGAATTCTTTTTTCTCAATCATGTGTTTCCCCTGTTGAAGTGCGCCAGTCAGCGGCGTTGATGTGTGAATGGTCGCGGGCACAAGCACACCACCTATCTCTCTATCCCCGTAGGGGGGCTGACGCTGGCGCTCGCCTGCCCGGAAAGTTCCCGCCTACTTAGTCTACCAGCGATCCACCACGGTAAATATTTTCTTATCGTAGCGTTTATCGCCTTCGTGTTTCCATTGCACAAAGATGGTCATGTCATCATCAATCCAACAACCCTCCTCGGTGTAATGGTCTTTGGTGTAGAAGTAAGCCCGATTCATCAGGCCAGCAAATTCACAAGTCTCGTTGGTGAGAACGATCTTGCCTTTGGCTTTGTTCTTGGCGTAAGCCTTCGTGTCTGCTGCAATCGGCGCGGTCACAAGCAGAGCGGCTATCAAGATAATTAGTTTCTTCATTGGCTTTCCTTAAAACGGTATGTCTTCGTCTACATCATCCTGCTGTTCCTGATTCGCGGACTGTTGTTGGGGTTGCTGACCCCCCCTGCCTCGCTGGACATCTGCGTACCATTCGCCCTTCTGGTTGAGCTTGACTTCCATATTGATCCAGCCGCCTTCTGTTTGTGTCGCTTGCAGCCAAGGAATCAGTCGTTCCTTGTTGATGTTGATGCGAAACTTAACCCAGTCTGGTGAGTTAGGCCAAGGCTCTTTGATGTATAGGCCGTCCGCAAATTCTTTATCG